CTATTAAATTTCAACCGCTTTTTGAATTGCTTACTGGCAAGTATTCAGAAGTAGACACTGTCATAATTACCGGGGGTCGGTACTCACTCAAATCATACACCGTTTCTATTTTTACATTAACCGCGCTCAGGTGGTATGAATGGAACACACTTTACACCAGGTACACGAATAGCACAATTGTAGATTCTGTTAAGCCTGAAATTTCAGATAAAATTGACTTGCTTGATTTAGGTGGTGAGTTAATCGATACTGAAGGCCACATAAAATTTAAAGATAATAGAATAGCATTCAAAGGTATTAAGCCGGGGGCAAAATCACAGACTGCAAACCTTAAATCTTTGTCAGGGTTTAACTGTTTTGTCAATGATGAAGCTGAGGAACTGCCAGACCTAGCAACCTTCAAAAAGATTTTTTACTCAATCAGGGATACCGACAAACGAAACCTTTCAATTCTCATCCTTAACCCGACTACTAAGGACCATTGGATTTTTCAGGAGTTTTTCGAAAAGAAAGGTTTAGAAGGTGGTGAAAATTGCATTATTGACAATGTGATGTATATTCATTCCAGCTATTTAGATTGTTCGCTAAATAAAATGCCTAAAAACATCCTTGCAGATTATGAGCGAATGAAGATAGACGACCCTGTAAACTATGAAAACATCGTATTAGGCGGATGGATTCAAGAGCCGGAAGGGGTTCTACTTCCAAAATCTCAATTGAAGTTTCAGGACTTATCGAACATTCCTGATAGTTGTATTATTTGGAAATTTTCAATTTCTGACCCGGCAGACACGGGGGGAGACAAATACAGTTATTTAAGAGAACCAAAGTACAAAGCAAAAGGGTGGGATAATAAACCACCAGATAAAGCATACTTTAATGAACTTTTAAGAGTTTCAAAAAATGTAATTATTTGGGGCGCAAACCATTTTATTGAAAACATACCAACCCCAAATAGTAGTTGTTGGATTGTATGGGACAAAAAGAATGATGGTACTGACTTTGCAGACTGTGAACTGGCATGGACAAATATGAAAACAGCAGTTAGAAAATACACTATTCATAAATTTGAAGGAACACGAGGCGGTAAAGACTGCATCCATCCAACACAAAAACCCATCGCACTTTACGAATGGATTTTATCCAAGTACGCAAAACCAAACGACAAAATTATTGACACTCATTTGGGGTCTAATTCGATAGGTATTGCAATTGACAAAGCAAACCAACTCGACAAAAAGAACCTATCATTTGTCGGAATTGAATTGGATGAAGACTATTTTAACGCCGGGATTGAGAGGTTTAAAAACCACAAAAGACAATTAAACCTTTTTTAAAGAAGAAAGGCCACCCGATTGAGCAGCCCTGAAAGTTGTGTAATCAAAAGAAGAAAGTACAAAAATAGAAATGTTTTTGTACTTTTGTTAAAAAGCAAATATGTTACTTCAAATTCTTAAATCGTTCACCGGCTTTGAATTTGTCAAAGAACTAAAATTTGATGACAAAAGAAAATGGAGGTTTGATTATGCAAATGAAGATACAAAAACAGCAGTTGAAATTGAAGGTGGAGCGTTTACCAATGGAAGGCATACCAGGGGGAAAGGTTTTGTTAATGACATGGAAAAGTATAATAGAGCGATTGAATTAGGTTGGACAATTCTCCGCTATACTCCTGATCAAATAAAAACCCTTTCCGCTTTGAATCAGATTAAAAATGTTTGTGAAAATAGAAAAATATAACAAATGGCTTATTCAGTAGAAGAAAAAAACAAAATATTTGATGAAATTTGCTTTCGAGTTTCAGAAGGCGAATCATTATCCCAAATTTGCAGATCATTTGATAATAAGCCTGATAGACCTACTATATACGATTGGATAAGGGCAGATAAAGAGTTTCACAACAGGTACGCGCGCGCGATGGAATTGCGTGCAATATTGCTTGTTGATGAAATACTTACAATATCAGATGATAACTCAAACGACACTTTAACAATCCAAAAAGGCAATGAAGAAATAGACATTGAGAACAAAGAATGGGTTAACCGCTCCCGTCTTCGTGTTGATTCTCGAAAGTGGATAGCTTCAAAATTCTATCCTAAAGCATTTGGCGATAAAATAGAGTTGGAGCATTCCGGCGAAATAAAGACTACTCAACCAGTATTTAATTTCAAAAATCTAAATAGTGAACAGCAATGAAATTGATATTTCTATTAAATTTCAACCGCTTTTTGAATTGCTTACTGGCAAGTATTCAGAAGTAGACACTGTCATAATTACCGGGGGTCGGTACTCACTCAAATCATACACCGTTTCTATTTTTACATTAAC